TAATAAATATTTAAATATATTAAAAATCCAACCCCCTCCAACTTAGGCTAGCCTATCCTAAGTTATCGAGTTTGAAGTAGGGTCTGACCTGTATTTATAGTATTTACTTTCCGTTTTCGCGTCTTTCGCAGGCACCTTCCACCTGGTATTCTGTCTCTCAGATTTTGCTGTGAATGTGCTACTTTGTGGCGTAGGTCACTTATTTTCTCTCAGATTCGGGATGGCAGTAAAGAGCGGAAACTATATCTGACCAGCGGGTTTATTGTTCGCCTATACGTGCGCGTGCGCTCGCAGGCACGCTCAACCGGGGCTCGTGGGGGCTCAAAAAGCGCGAACAGTGTTCTCGGTTTTGGTTGCTTTTTAATGCAACTCGTTAACCTGTTGTTAACCTAGCACATCTGCAACCAAAAATGCGCAGGTCAGAAGGTTGGACGATTTTCGAACTATAAGGTACCTTCATACTGCACACCGTTCAAGTATTGTGACCCAGGCCACTAAACACCGTTTTTGAACAGTGTTCAGGGAAAGGTCACGAAATGGTCACGAAATGATAAGAATTTCTTAGGTTTAGGTGTGATGTGACTGACGCCACATCAGAACGGGGGTGATTTAGGGTGGAGGCACAGAAAAAGCCCCCATCCGAACGGATGAGGGCGGGTGTTGATGGCTACTGGCGTTACTCGATGCCGTACGCCTGGTAGATGGCTAGGTCTAGAATGTGGTTGGCGTAATTGGTCCGGTCTGTCTCGGTGCCACGCAAGTCCAGGCAGGCGGTAATGAGACGAGCCTGGTTTTGGTGTTCCCGCAGAAGCTGCGTGTATTCTGTCGTGGCGGCACAGTAGTCGCTCCCAAAAGTGCGGTTGCCGGACCCGACAATGAACACTGGGGTCGGATTAGGCTGAGACTCGCTTGGCTTGCCCCACAAAGAAGAGGAGGCAGCGAGCTTGCGCAAACACGCGGGAACCATCGGGCCTTTGACGCGGCTGCCATCCTCAAGGGTGACGAACTGGCCGTAGCTGGGGACGACAAAAACAACAACGTCAGGGTCGGCGTCTTTGATTGGGTTGGAGGTGTTGTACACGTCCACCTCGTGCTGAGGGTTTGATGGGGACGGCGCGTGGCGCAATGAATCATAGACGGAGGTGACGGTCACCGGCGTGCCGTGCGCACCCGCGTCGGGAGTGAGGCGGTGCTCGGTGTACTTCACCAAGCAGCGGCGCAGGGGGTCTTTCGCGTAGGCGAGGCGGCTGGCGAGGTCTTTGGCGACGAATGCGGAGTTGCCGGTCAGGCTGGCGGTGTAGATGTGAACAACTGGAGCCACAGAGCGGTAGTGGCGGATGACTGGGACGGGCATCGGGTTCTCCTTTTCAGGGGTTGAGGGGTTCAAGTTAAGAATACCCCGACGCTTTTGTCGGGGTGGGTGTTTAGGGCTACTTCAGGTGGATGGCGATCTGGTAGCAGGTCTCAAGGAGGATAATGAACAGCGCGACCTTGACGATGTCGGCTGCTGTTATGTCCACCGGTGGCTCTCCCTGTTCCGCTCGCGGGTCGCCAGCCTGATTTTGTAGATGTCAAAGCCATCATCGTCAAGCCATCCAGGCCCAGTGATGGTCAGAAGATGATGTGGTTCGTCTTCAGGGTTATGCTTCACCTCGACGCGGATGGTGCGCAAACCGCCAAACTCTGGATTTTCTTCCTTTTTGAGGTTGTCTAGCATGGACAAACAAAGGACTCGGCCTAGAAACGGGTCTCCTTGCTGGACTTGCCACGTACTCCCGATGGGGCTGCTTCGGGCTAGTTTGTTGTCGAAGTACAGCATCGTCCCGTTCTCCAGAACAAGGGCGTTACGGTAGCCTGTGTCCGCGATACTGTGCTGGTAGAGGAGGTTCTTTAGGCTCCCGGCATGGAAATCCTTGAACATCAGAACCGAATCGTAGTCGTCCCTGACCGGGTTGAACTGAGGGTCTTTTAGTAGTCCCATCGCTCCTCATTGTTTTTCTTCTCGGTTTCCACGCCGACGAGGAACAATTCGAAACCCTCGCCGTAGAAGCCGTTGTCTTCGTAGCCTGCCAGGGTAAGGATTTCCTCTGCCTCTGTGGATGATTCGGTGTAGACGAAAATCTGCACCTTTTCCGAGCAGTCGCCGATATCCGGGTTGGAGTGGTAGCTGTCAGTAACCCAGCGGACATCGGTGATCGCGTTGTTGGTGGTGGCAATATTCTCGACCCACCAGTTCCCGGCAGAGCAACCGCCGCAGCCCTCGTTGGGGACGACATAGACTGTAGTTCCGTCGTCCAGAATAAGCGCGGAAGTCTCCATTCCGTGGTCGTAGTAGTTCTTGTTGCCTGGTCGAACATCAACAATGCGGCGGCCAAACAGGATTTCCTTCAGCGTTTTAACGTTCAGGGCGTCGTAGCAGAGCTCTTTGTCGTAGCTGTCCTGGTATTGGTCAAACATTACGCCTCCTCGTTCGGTTCAGGGGTGAGGGTTATGGTCGGGACTTCGCGGGGGAGCTCGCGGGTTTCGGGCTTGGCGTCGACCCCGGCGCGGCGGTGAGCCCAGTCGCAGTCCACGGCCTGCAGTTGGAAACTATTCGGCGCATAGCTGTCCTCCCTAGTGTTGTCGAACTCGTCGAACAGGACACAAGTCACCTCGGAGCCGTCTTCTAGTTTGACGTTGTGCTCGCGGGTTTGCGGCGTGATGTCGAGGTCGGCCTTCGAACACCCGGCCAACGCGAGAATCGCGGCTGCGGCCACAGCGGCTGCGGCACCCATTTTGGTGACGGCGTGACCGATTTTGGAGGCTTTTTCCGTTTGTTCTTCTAGGTGTTTCGACTGGTAGCCGTGGCCTTTGAAGCGGCTAGGGTGCTGTTGTGCTGAGTTAAGACGGTGAGTCATAGCTTAAACCTGCTTTCTCGATTTTCTTGTTTAGGGCCTGGGTGCGATCCGCCACGTACTGCAGGGAGTTCTGCGTCGTGGCTTGTTTCTGCAACGAGCGGATGTCTTGGATCTCGGACAGCATGTCGAATTTGACGCGATCCAGCTCTAGAGCTTTGCGGAGACTGTCGGCGCTGATTTCAGCGGGCCGGGTGCAGTCGTCCGCGGTGGTGTTCGGGTCGCTGAACTCCAGGTACGGGCCCACCAAAGCGGCCTCGATCGCTTGGCGGAGGTCGCTGTACGGCATTTCAATGTTACGCAACGGAACCGTTACCTCCATTGTTACGGAGCCGTTTTGGATGATGTCGTCCACCAGTTTACGCGGCGCGTGTTGGCCTTTTGGCAGGGTTTCAGGGAAACCTGCATCCCAGCGTGCTTGCGCTAGTTTACCGGCGGTTTCCCGGTCGAAGAATATGCTCATCTTGTTCTCTTTCTAGGTTTAGATTTGAGCTGCCTGTAGGGGTTGGGTTAGATCGCGCAGGGGCTTGGTTTGGTTACGGCACCGATGCTTCGGCAGCGGTGACGCATCGACATCAGAGAGGCGTACGCGTGGAATTTCACGCGCAGCGCTTTGAGTTGTTCGTGGCTGATGTCGAAGCCCTTGTGTTGGTTGTCGAACGCGATCAGGGTGTCCAACAAGTCGCCGCCAGTTTTGTCGGCCAGCTGTTTGAAGTCCGCGTCGGTGGCGGCGCACAACTCTTTGGTCACCAGGTGGCCGACGGTGGCACCCTTAAGGTTCTTCAAGGCCGGAAGGGCTTGTGATCCGTACCACATTGTTTGGTTGTTTGGTCCGGTCAATGCGATCCGGTGGTTTCGGTCATCGACGGCGACGACTGTGCACTCGTGCGGACGGCCTGTCTTGCTGACAAAAATGACCTTTTCACCCTGGCGGATGCCGAGGTCTTCGGCTTTTGTTTCCATTCCTCCTCCTCAGAAGGCTTCTTTGCAGTTGTTTAGCAACCGCTTGGTTTTCTTAACGTCTATCTTATCGGCTACGTCGCCGTCAAACAAGTCGATGTTGGGGCTATGCCCGAAAAACAGCTCTTCTGGGGTGGCCCGAGAGAACTTCGGACCCAGGGGCGGAGGCGGTCTTTTGTTCATATCTATAGTTTATCGAGGCCGGAATTGGTATCGATTGGCTGGGGTTAGGGGTTTAGTGGTGGCACGACGACGTCGGGTTTACCGGCGAGCATTTCGTGCAGCGGGAAGCTCGAAAGCGGAGTACCGGTCGGGTGCAGGGCTGGAATGTGTTGGATGACGGCGTGCGCGATGACGTCGAGGTACGAGACGATGGTCAGGATGATCATTTGAAGTTGGCCTCCATTTCTTCGAGAAGGTTAATGGCGGTGTCGACGCCTTTGATGTGGATGAGTTTGTCCGGGATTTCCCGGCCTAGTCCTTGGGTTGCTTCGTCGATCAGTTCGGCTTGCTGTTGGATGTGGTTTGGGCCCCAGTTGAATATTTTGTTCAGACCGATAACTTCTGCGGTGGCGTGCAGCGGCAGGAATAGGCGAGCATTGGAGGTGTCGATGGTGGCGGCTCCGTTTAGCTTGTTGAAGAAAGTTAGAGCGGAGTCCCCATCAACCTCTGCCGCGCGGACTGGTGTTTGGGGTGTAATCAGGGCCCCGTGCACGCTCGTTAGGTGCTTCGTGTCCGGTGTTAAGCCGGATGTCCTGGAGTTGAAGATCACGCAGGAGGTGAAAGAGAAAACCCGGTCGTCGCTGACGTCCAGGGAAATGACATCCGACTGGACGGCCAGGGACTGGACTAGATGAACCTGGTTTAGGGTGCAACGGTCAACGAAAGACCTGCTGATGCGGGATTTTTGGCCGACAACAAGGCTTCCGCTTACCACGGAGTCATCTACCCACACGAGACGATCAATTGTTGATGCGTTGACCCAGCTGTTTGCGACTTTTACTCCTGTTTGCGTGATGGCGTCGACAAGCTCGGAGGAGACGGTAATGCTGTTGGGGCTGATTTTAGACTTGTCTACGACCGATCCGACAATGACTGCGCCTTCATCGATGGTGGTTTCTCCGGTGATTGTGGAGCCAAGGATGACAGCGTCTTCGTGAATCTGAGCCTTGGGGTCGACCGTCCCGCCGACAATTAGGCCGTCCTCGGTGCGCGGAAGCTTGGCGACAAGGAAGTCGCTGGGAATTAGTCGACCAAGGCCGACGGTGGCCTGTTTGACTTGCTCCTCGGTGTAGAAAAGGGTTTTCATGTGTAGTCCTCCTCTGGACTCTGGTCTTGGGGCACTTTTTGTGCTCGAAGAAGAGTTTAGCGGAGAGGAAGGGGGCTGTCAACTCTAGAGTTGGGCTGGGTTGGCGTTTATTTGAGTTTAAACGGCGGATGGGGCAGGGTAAGAGATGTTCTAGAGGGACGGAAGCCCGGCTTTACGCCGGGTTTTGTTTTGTCTTAACGACCCCCAGGAGGGCTACAGCGCCTAGGGGTCCGGTCAGGCTGTCTTGGGGTCACCATAGGTGCCTTACGAGGGCCAGGCCGTATGTTCATAAGTTTAGGGAGGCCAGCTGGAGCCAGCCTCGACGGTAAGCCTTGCTGCGGGTGGGCAAGGCGTCCGCCTTAACGTCTTCATTGTGGCATGGGGGTGAGGGGTTAATAAGCCCCGGCGCGCTGTGTTGTAGTGGTGCCGTGGGTTCGGCGGTGCAGGCAGCTTCCGGGGCCTCGGGGGTCACCCAAGTACTTCGGCATCGACGGTACCGGTATGACGCGAGTATAGCGCCTGCATCTCGTCGCGCACAACTTTCGCGGAGACTGTTTTCGGAGCAGCGGCGCGGAGCTGGTTGGTTCGTGTGGCGGCGGCCTCGCCTTGCGCAACAGACCAGCGGAGCTGTTCACGTGCCAGCGGGGTCAGACCGTACATTTTGAGGATTTCCTGGTGAGCCTTCTGCGCCTTAATGCGGTCGCCGAGCTTGTAGAACGGGTTCAGGGACTCCTGTAGGAGCGCGGCTGCCTGGTATAGGGTGTGGATGTCGCTGGCCAGCCATTCGCGGGTCATTGGGGACAGCCAGATCGAATCCCACCAGTCCTGCACCGCCTTGAACCACTCGCCGTCCGCGGGGTCGTCCTTGTCTGCGAGCGGAATAAAGTAGTCGTGGTAGTCCGGCAACGGCGGGATGTCGGAGGGGCTGGCTTCGACTGGGGTTAGGATTTTGACGGCGGCCTTCGCGCCTTTTTTGGACGGGCCACCGGCTTTGCGTGCGCCTCCACGTGCCATATTGTCTCCTCAGACTTCCTTAAGACTTGTTAGTGAGGTTTACTCACTAGTGATGTTTGTACCAAGTGCAAAATTTCAGACTATGTGAAATTTTTCATAGTAGTTAGTGTAAATTTGACACTAAGTCCAATATTCCAGTATAAGCAGGGGTTTCTTGGATGTGCACCTAAGCCGGTTAAACTCAAATAAACGCCAACCCAGCCCAACTCTAGAGTTGACAGCCCCCTTCCTCTCCGC